CGTTCAGGCCCTCGAGGTCACGCGGATTGCTGGCGAAGGGGAGGGCGTATGAGCGCCGATTTGCCCGTTTCGTCTCCCGTCAGGTACCTCGATCCGAAGTCTATAAAAATCCCTGGATCGAGTTCGAGGATGCGCACGGGCTGGGTTGGGCTCAGCCAGATCTCGTCGTTCTCCATGAGGACAGACGAATCGTATTTGAAACGAAGCTTACGCAGGGCACCGGAGCAGAAGAGCTCGAGACGCTGTATCTCCCCCTTTGCGAAGAACTTTGGGGAAAAGGCTTCGTCTGTGTTGCAGTCTACCACAACGCGCTCGCGCCAGGTGGAATTGCCTCCTGGCGGGAAGTTCTCGAACTTACACCGGGGGCGAAAGCCTCGTGGCATTGGTTGAGGTAAAAACGTGCCGTATCCCTCCGAGAAGATCTCCGCGAAGAAGGCGAAGAAGGTACTCAAGCACGGGAAGGTAAAGGGGCGCCCGCTCTCCGAGTTGCAAGAGCACATGTTCGGAGCGGCCGCCGGAAAGGGGAAGAAGAGGGGAAAGAAGAGAATGAAGAAGGAAAAGAAGGTTGCCTAGACCCTTCCAAGTCGGTGATCTTTTGCTCGGTCTCGACCCGATTCGGCGGGCCGATATGACATACTTCGATCCAAAGTATTACGCTACTCCAAGTGAGCAGAGCGAGCTAATCCAGGAGCAGAACAGGCAGCGTCTTCGCGACTATGGTGTGGTCTTTGCTGATGCGCTGCTCAACGATCCTTCCCGCCTCGCCAACTTCGCTCTTAACCTTGTTCCGCTTGCGCAGACGGGACGGTGGCCCGGAAGCGAAACAATTCCGCTTGTTGCAAGAGACCTCGCGAAGGAGGGAGAGAAAGCTTCGGTGCGACTTGGTCCTGTTGAGTCATTTGTTGCGGGATCGTTGGCTCCAGGCATTCCGGGAAATCCGAGGGCAAACCTTGGTGTGGAACAAAAAGCCGGGTTAGTGGAAATATTTAAGGGACTCGCACACAGGTCTCCAAACCCCGAGGAATACGCGCGCAATCTGGTACAGACCATGTTGACGCTGAGGCCGGAGAAGGTCAAGGAAATCGCACAGCATCCCCATGAAGCTGCTTTCCTTCGCGGAATTGAAAAGGGTAGTGGGCAAGAGGATCGACTCTATCGGTTGAAGCGTTTGGCGACAAGAAATCTTCGCGAACTCGAAGAACAGTTTAGACGTGGTGGTCCTGTTATTATTCCTCGGGGTGGTCTGCATGACGACGAGGAACTAGGTAGGTTGGTCTCGCGTGTTACGAGCAGGACTGGCCTATATGGACACCCGCAAGAACTAGCAATACTACAAGGAAATCCGTCTCCGTTAGAGTCTCTTGTTGGAGACGATCTTCGTGTAATGGCCGATTTCCTGAACGCGGAAGGGATTACCCACAGTATTGGCCCTCCATTTGGAGTCGACGATCTGGGTGAGTTCTACCCGCCGGAACAGACTGTGATGCTCTTACGCAGCGGAAAGCTGTCGCCAGAAACGTTTCGTGCAACTGTTGCGCACGAGGTAGGACACGCGCTTCTTGGCATACGTGATAAAGATAGTTCCACAGGTTTCTTCATTCGCTATGTTGAGGGATCTAGAGGTGATGAACTTGATTCCATCATGAAAGAGCTGAAGCGCGTAAGCCAAGAGGTAAGACCAAAAGAATGGGAGAAAGCTATTAATTTGAGTAACTCTAAAGAGTTACATCATCGTGAAGTTGGGGCAGAGTGGATCGAGTATGCTTCTCGTTCACCAGAGTTGCTTGCGGATGGTATTTCTTTCGCTATCCTCTCTCCTGAGCAGCTTAAGCAGCTGGCACCAAAGTTTCATGCCGCACTTCTGCGAATGAACGAAGGTGACCCTCGAATGGCAGACAGGATTCAATTTCGTGTGTTCTTCCCGTTCGCCCTCGCAGGTGAGGCATTAAGAGAGGCCGAACATGCTCAATCTGAGTAGCATCCTAACTGCACTCTCAGGCGCAAGGAGCTATGCCAATCCACCTGCGCTGAGATCCCCAACGAACGCGGCTCCGGCTGGTATTACGCCGACCCAGAATCCGTGGACGGCAGGCAATTACGACAGCGGCTTTGATCCATCTCGACTTGCTGGACTCTCGAATCTCTTACAAGGCCTTGGTGGAGCCGGCAATACGCCTTCCGCGCAACTGCCGGATGACTTCGATCGGTTCGGTGGTGCTGGCGTGGTAGCAACACAAGGAAGAGAGACGATCAACAGACAACGCGCCGCAGCGCGAAACGTGCAGCGGGTCCAGAACTTGCTTCAGCTTCTGAGTCGAAATACGGCTCGGCTTCCGGCCGGAACCGATATGGCACAGTATTTATTCGGTGCGAGGTAGCGTGAGACTTCTCTCGAAAGAAGAACGAGAAGCAATAGCAACGGAGTGCTATCTTAACCCCGTTAGCTTTTGCAAGACCTTCTTCCCGCATCTCTTTCCGAGAGAAATGCCCTGGTTTCAACGTGGCCTTTGTGCGATTCTAACTGGTCGCGTAGCGTTTCTCCGCAATGATCCAGAACTCGAGAATATTGTCTCCAATTTCGTCTGGGAGGTTAATGGTGAGCCTGCGGGTTCTCTCTTTACCTTCGATGACGACGGTTTGCTTCAGTTGAATCTTAAAAAGTACACCGAAATCATGCTGCCGCGCGGTTTCTCAAAGACTACGTTGGCAGGCATCGTGATTCCAATTTACAAGATGGTGTACCAAGATATCAAGTTTGGTGTCTACGTTAGCGAAGCTGGTCCGCATGCTAAGATGCAGTTGACGAACGTAAGACGAGAGCTTACGAACAACGCGCGTCTCATTGCCGTGTTCGGTATGCTGAGGCCGGACGCTAAGGCCGACGAAAAGTGGAATGAGGAGTTCTTCGAGACAACGAATGGCTGCGCTTTCGCAGCGCGCGGGCGTGGAGGGCAGATTCGAGGATTGAACCATCTCGGGCAAAGGCCACAGCATATCATCGTGGACGACGTGGAAGATAAGGAGTCTGTTGCTACTGATGAGCAGCGCGAAAAGGTGCGCAACTGGTTCTACTCAGACCTGATTCCTGCCCTGCCTGAGATGGACGAAAATGCAACCATCATTGTTCTCGGCACCCTGCTTCATCCCGATGCTCTTCTTGAAACGCTGGTGAAAGATCCGCAGTGGGGTGTGGTGCGTATTGGAGCACACGATAAGCAAGGTCGGCTTCTTTGGCTTAACATGTTGGACGAGGAGAAGCTCCTCCGTAAGAAGGAGTCATTCGCGGCAGCTGGACAGCTGCACTCGTTCTACATGGAGTATTATAACAGAATTGTAGCTCCAGAAACGCAGGACTTCAAACCGCACTATATTATCTTCGCCTCTGCGAATGATATTGTCGGCTCAGCTGTCTACTGTGACCCGGCGATCTCGGATAAGCGGACGGCGGATGAAGCTGTTATCCTCGGTTGCTCAATGTCACAGAAGGGTGTTATCTACATTCGTGAGGGTTGGGGGAAACGCGGAGCATCTCCAAGAGAAATCGTAGACGAGTTCTTTAGGCAACAGCTCGTGCTGAATGCGCGAAGAAATGGAATCGAGTCTATCGCGTATCAGGCTGCATTGGTCCATCTGATGCGTGAGGAGATGTTCAGAAAACATCGGTATTTCGAGTTGGAAGCCGTTACGCACAAAACGAGAAAAGTTGACAGGATTCGCGGAATTCTTCAACCTCGGTTTGCGAATGGGTACATAGCTTTCTGCCGACCTTTCACAAAGTTGCAGATGCAATTAACGGACTTTCCGAACGCGGCACACGACGACTGGCCCGACGCTCTCGCAGGCTGCGTTTCACTCCTTGATCCTTTCGCGGCAGCGGCATCAGGAAAGGATCTGGAGACGGATGAATACGAGGATATTGATGAGGAGCTTGGTGAGTGGCGACGGATTTAACTAGCGAGATTCAAGATGAGGGAGTCGAGTTCGAGGAACTCGAGATTCCCGAATCTGAACCGATTGACTTGCTCGCTCCGGGAACGGACCTTCATCAGAAGGTCTTGAACTTCCTAAAGGATCGTCTGCTCATTAGTGAACGGGTAATGAGCAGATTCCATGCGCGTTGGTCTTACAACGAGAAGCGCGTTCAGGCATATATTCATCTCCCGAAATGGGAGCAGGAGCTTAAGAAGCTCAACGACAGGGGTGAGCCTCCGCTCATTACCCGCGTCACGATTCCGTTCAGCTATGCTGCTATCAGCACCATCACGACGTACCTTCTTCACACGTTTACTGGACGCAAGCCAATGTTCCAGGTAGGCGTGTATAACAGCGATATCACCGAGAACGCTCGCAACATGGAGTCGTATCTCCAGTATAACGCGGACGTGACTCGGATGATCAGGCACCTTTACCAGGGTTTCATGGATGGAGGCCTGTACGGTCTGCTCATCTGGCATAGCTCGTGGATCGAGAAATATGGACTCAGGACTGTCCGCAGAACGGAGGCATATGACGATCTCTACGGGCGTCCTGCGATCAGGACGGTTAAGAAGAAGGAAAAACGGCTAATCTTTGAGGGTACGACGGTGCGCTCTATCGACCCATTTACCTTCTTCCCCGATCCGCGCGTTCCGATGAATGAGGTAAGCTCGAGGGGAGAGTTTGTTTTCTGGCGAACCTGGGAATCTATCCACACGCTGATGCGAGATCAGAACGAGGGGCTCTTGAAGTGGGTAGATAAGGCTAATAGAACGATGCCGAAGAATGAAAGTAGTATCGCGTCGGCTCGCTCACTAATGGCTGGAGGAGAGTCGCACCCCGGAGCGATCGAGTTTGCACGCGATTACGGCAGAATTAAGACGGACTTCCTCCAAGTAGATCAGGGAACCGTACTTATCGTGCCGAAAGAACTTGGTCTAAGCGACAGCGACGAGCCTGAACATTGGATTTTCACTATCTTGAACAAGGATCAGATTGTTCAGGCAGAAAAACTCGATAACGACCATCAAAAGCACCCGGTTAGTGTGGCAGAACCGTATTCGATGGGATACGGATTTGGGCATCTGGGCGCGTCAGACTACATCGCACCGTTCCAAGATGCCATTGGATGGCTCTTCAATAGCCACATCGAGAATGTGCGTTCGGTTCTCAACGATAGTATCATCTACGATCCATCCATGATTGAGAGTCAGGATCTAAAGAAGTCTGGCCCTGGCCGACTCATTCGTCTTAAGCGTGCTGCGCATGGAATGGACGTGCGGCAAGCAATCATGCAACTGCCTATTGTGGATGTAACTGCTCAGAACATCCAAGACGCGAATACGTTTCTGCGTATCGGGTCGCTCCTGCTTGGTGTGAATGAGAATTTGATGGGCGTACAGCAGGCTGGAGGGCGAAAAACTGCTACGGAGATTAGAACCTCTGGCGAGTCTGCTGTTTCCCGTCTCGCGGGACTTGCGCGAGTGATTAGTTCACAAGGAATTGTTGAGCTGACTGAACAGATGGTACTCAACGCGCAGCAGTATCTCTCGGACGATTTCCAGTTTATGGTACTTGGCAGTGACGCTAGGCGCGCTCCGGTTACTGTTGGTATCGACGGCCTTGTTGGTGATTTCTTCTACCCAATCCACGACGGAACCCTTCCAATTGATCGTGTAGCAATGGTGGATGTTTGGAAGGAAGTGCTGATTTCCGTTCTGCGAGATCCAGAGCTGAGACAGCACTATGACACTGCGAAAATCTTCGAGTATGTAGCGGAGCTTGGTGGAGCAAAAAACATTGAGCAGATGAGAAGGCAACCTGGCGAGATTGCTCTAGCCTCAGATGAGGACGTAGCTGAGGGAGAGCGTAAGGGGGATCTCGTCCCGATTAGTCAGCCAACGCGCGGTCTGGTTCCAAGGCCCGCGCAGCGAATTGCGGAGTCGTTGCTATGACACCCGAAGAGTATAGTCTGAGGAAGGAATTCTGGGAAGACGTGCAATCACGGTATGTAGAGGATCTGACTGCAGAGGAGAGACGAACCCTTCGTGACATTCTGGGTCTGGATACGTTTCGGAAATACGTAGCGTATCTCCTTCAGTTTCAGCGCGACCAGGCATTGCGCGTTCTATCACTCAACGTCATGGTTCCTGAAGGGCAGCATGACGTTACTTGGATTCAGGGTCGCGTGCATGGAATCACGTTTGCTGTGGATCAGCTAATCGAATTGGCGGAAGAGCCGCCGAAGGAGGAAGAAGATGTCGGACGAACGGCTAACTGAGGACGAGTTTGATGCACTTATGGCGCACGATCCCTTTTCTGGTGAGGAGGAAGAGGGTGAAGGTGACGGAGAAGCAGAAGAGCAAGGTGAGCAGAAGGAGGAAGGGGTAAAAGAGGAGAAGGATAGAGAGGAGAAGGAGGAGGAGGAGGAAGAGGAGGAGGAAGAGGAGGAGCAACCGGAAGCCGGCTCTGAAAAGAAAGCCGAGCCAACGAAGAAGGCCACCGCGGCACCAACGAAGCCTCAACCGACGCTCGATGACGTAATTGCTCGCCTTCAGAGGGCCGAGGAGAAGAACGATCAGCTGCTACGTCACATTGCGGCCCGCGAGGCTGTTCAACCGCCTCCGAAGCAGGAACCTGTCGCTCAGGAACCTCCGCCGTTTGCTATGCAAGTTCCGCTAGAACTGACAGAGAAGATTTTTAGTGGTGAGGATCGCGTAGTGCAGCACCAGGCGTTCAATGCCTATACGAACGCTCTTGCGAACGCGATCTATCGTCGAATCAAGAGTGAACAGGCAGAGGTTATGGAGAAGCATGTTCCAAAGGTAATTGATGAGAAGATAACTGCTTCGCGGACAGCACAATCACAGCAGAATGAAGTCTTTACAGACTTCTACAGAGATTATCCGCATCTGAACAATCCGCTGGGGAGAAGGCTTGTTCATGATGTGGCGCTTACTCTGTTCCAAGAGCGTCCTAGCCTGACTGCTGGTGGATGGACTCAGGAACTGAAAAGAGAACTCGGGAGCAAGGTGAAGGAAGTGCTCGCTGCGATGGTGCCTAGAGTACCTGCGCAGCAGAGCAACCACACAGCTCCGAATCCGGCGAAGCGAAGACAGCCTCGCCAGTTCCAGTCTGGAACTCGCTCCACGAGTAGCGGAGGAAACTCGGTGCAAGAAGACATTGTACGCACACTTTTCGGGTAGGAGGATAACATGCCCATTCAGGGCTTGCGATCGACCGCTGACTTCACGGTGACAGGACAGCGGCCGCAGAACTGGCGTGAAGGTATGCTGATGCTGGAGCCGAATGGTCAGGCGCCGCTGACGGCACTGACCGCGGCAATGAAGTCGCAGACGACAGACGATCCGCACTTTCACTGGTTCGAGAAGAAGCTGCCTAACCAGCGGCTTCAGCTGTCTGCGGATATCACTGCTGCCCAGACGACCCTGAATGTCGTTACTGGTGGAGTGGATACGCAGGGAACTAGTGGTTCGCGGAACGTCAAGGCTGGGCATCTGCTGATGATCGAGCATTCGGGGGAGATTGTGCTGGTGACGGCGGACCCATCAGTCGCCAACGCAGTTACGGTACAGCGTGGCTACGCTGGTACAACGCCGGCAACGGTGACTGTGGCAACACAGAACCCTCACATGTTCGTTGTCGGCAACGTGCATGAGGAGGGCTCGCTGGCTCCGACTGGAATTGCCTATGATCCGGTGGAACGGGAGAACTATACACAGATCTTCCGTAACACTCTCGAGGCAACCCGAACGGCCAGCAAGACCAAGCTGCGAACTGGTGAGGCGGTGCGAGAGGCTAAGCGGGAGTGTCTCCAACTTCACATGCTGGAGATGGAAAAGGCACTCTGGCTTGGCAAGCGTGGGCTTACCACGAAGAATGGAAAGCCGGCGCGAACGACTGGAGGGATTCTGTGGTTCTTGGAGACACATGCCTCCGGGAACATCATCAACCAGGCCGGTGTAGCAATCGACTTGCTGACCCTGGAAGGGTGGATGGAACGGATCTTCCGGTTTGGTTCCTCGGAGAAGATGGTCTTCACAGGGAACCGGGCACTCCTCACGATCCAGCGGATCATCAGGAAGAACACGAACACTCCGTACACTCTGGCTCAGGGTCAGAAAGAGTTCGGGATGAACGTGTCCAGACTGGTGTGCCCGTTTGGTGAGCTGGTACTCAAGACGCATCCGCTGTTCAACCAGTTGATCTCGAGTGCGACACCGGAGTACTACTCGCTGGACTCGTGGTTCTTCGTTCTGGACATGGGCGAGTTCGTTTACAGGCATCTCACTGGCGATGACACGCGCTACGAGGCAGACCTGCAGGCGAACGGACTCGACGGAGCGAAGAGCGGGTATCTCACGGAGATGGGGCTCGAGCTGCACCATCCGGAGACCCACTTCCTTATCAAGGGCGTGGCGAATGCCACGGTCGACAGCTAGGAGGTTACGATGGCCAAGTTGTACTCGGTCAAGGGGGATGAAGTTCTGCTGGAGCCGGCTCGCGGAATGCCGTGGCTTGTTCACATTCCTTATCCTGACCTCACGCCTGCGCTCGTACACACGATCAATCTCCCATTTAACGCAACACTGCTTGCGGTGAGGTGGGCTTGTGGTGTGCTGACTGCAGGCATTGCCACGTTTGACATTGGAGTGGCTGGAGATCTGGACAAGTATGTGGATGCGCAGACTGTTCCGTCTGGTACTGCAGCGGGAGCTGTGGGTGAGCTGACCATCCTCGACGCTAACGTAGATGCTGGAGCGGTTCTGGTGAGCTTCGATGGTGTACCCACCGCTGGAGCGCTGGGGCTGACGCTGGTGTTCATTCCGAGACTGTAATTGGTGTGGAAGGTGGGTGGTTCCGGTAATCAGCGTGCCGGAACCATCCACCTTCATATAGAAGATGACAAAATGGCATCTTCTATCTTTGGAGTTATATGAATCTTGGTGACTTTCATACGTTGGTCTCAACGGAGATCAATGCGGGCACTACGCTTGACGCGCAAATACCTGGCGCGGTAAGACGAGCGGCGCTCTATATTGAGCGCAATTATGACATGGCCTATATGCGTAAAGCGGACAATTCTCTAAGCTGGATCGCTAATGATCGACGAATCCTGCTTCCAGCTGACTTCAAGCGAGATGAACACCTAAAGGTAGCTTCACCTGAGGATGTGAATAGGGTTCTTGGGCACCTAAGAAAGGTTGATGAGGGAGACTACCTTGACCTATATGAGGACACAACAGAGACACAAACAGGAACGGCGGCACGGCCGAAGGCATTTACGTTATTTCCTGAAACACAACCGGATGGTTCGATACGGTACGCCATTCTGTCTGTTCCGATTCCTGACGCGGCGTATCGGCTCAGGATGACGTATTACGCCTGGACTTCGTGGCCGACAGACTTGAGCAGAACACACTTTCTTCTTTCGTATGGCGAAGATGCCCTGCTTGCCAGGACGATGCAAAACCTTGCTTCAACGTATAGAGATCAAGAGATGGTAGCTCTGTGGCGTCCTGCATTTG